AATCTACTGTTCCTCCAGTTGTAGGAAACTGTGCAACTTTAGTTCCACCAGAAACAATTGCTACTGTATTAGCTGCTGGTCTATAAATTCCTGTATCTTCGTCTCCGTCAAAGGTGATACTTGGTGCACCTAATGTACCTACAGGGAAGTTAGCGCCTACATTTACATAGTCAGATCCAGCAAGGATAACTCCAAAGAAGGATTCTCCTGATGCAGGAGCAGAACTAAAAACTATTTGATTACTTGTATTAAATTTAAAACCTGTACCACCTGTATCATCAGGCTTTTGTATAACACCACCAACTGAAATTATACAATTTTCAGGTATTTTAGGAAAAGGAGTTGGAGCTACTCCTGAAACAAGTAAATTAAATGCGGTTGTGGAACCATTAAAACTACTGCTAATGTCGTCGATAGCTTTATAGCTCTCGAATGCAACTTGTAAATTATTACCTATATAGGGCATAACTAACTAACCAAAACCCAGCTGTTGTTATTTCTTATTTTACAGTCAATAACCCTAAGTCTTCTAACTATTTGGTCCTTTGCTAGATGGTATTGTTGGCCAGACTACTTCTGTTAAAGGATCAGAAACGTTTTTATAAGTTTGAGGAATATCTCTAAGCTTTTCACGATAAGCAGACCATTGTGCTTGATCCACAGTTGCTCCTGTAGTCATTGTCCAATCTGAATTTCTAAGTAAACGATCTCTTTTCTCTCTAACGAAATCCCAATCAGTAGGACTACCGTCGGCGGCTTCTACTGTATTTGTTTTTTCCCATTCTAAATACTCTTGGTAATCTATATTCTCATTCACAAAAGGTATAGATGAAATTGTTCCATCATCTAAGATTCTTTGAACACTTTTTCTGGCATTACCAGATTGATCTTTTGGATATAATTTATATCTAGTAGCCATGATTAAAGCTCCGCACTAAATTGCATAAAGCCACTGTTGGCTTTAAATTCTAAATCGCCTGCTTGTCCTGCTGTCATACCACTTGTAGCAACCTCAATAGTACATCCAGAGGGAGATGATTCGGTAGTAACATTGTTTAAGGCAAAGTCTTCGATATCAAAATTTGCACTGTCATCTGCAGCATCCATCATCATAGCCGTAGCACTTCCTGTAAATGAAGGTGCAGTTCTCATTGGAACAGGAAACTTAACTTGTCCTCTACAGGTACTAGCACTGTTTGCAAAAGTGGATATACCAGGTTTATCATAATTATCTCCCGTAATACTCCAGAAATATCTCAAACACTTCTGAAGTTCATCCCCATACGATCTATGTTCAAATCCTGTTGCTGTACTTCCTATTTCTAATTGAACACCAGTAATTGCAAATGTTGAATCATTAGTTGTATACCAAGTAGCTGTACTGTCTGGCGTTCTAGCCGCACTATCGTAAGCGGCCCATGCATTTAATGGCCTTGTACCTGTCATATCAGTGCCATAGAAAGGCAATAAACGAAGTAATATACCTGCTCCATTATCATTATCAATATTAATTGCAGCTGCTCCTGGAATTGTCTTAGTTACTTTTGTCCAAGTATTTGCAGATAAAGATCCTGTTTGAAAACAATAGAGCTGTTTAGTATTGTCATTAGATCTTAGATAGCCATAAAAATTTTGTGCAATACTTGATTTAACCCAAAAACTAAGAGTTACATAACTAGATGTAGATGTAGTCTCCCAAGCAGAATTAACTACATTCTGAGCTTCTATTTCTTGATCTACTTCTATATAATCTGCTGCACCAGCTCCACTTGTTTGATTACCATTAGTCAACTGTAAGGCTTTTTTAAATCCTTCAGCCCAAGGACCAGTATCACTAGAAGTTAAAGCTACTTGAGCATGTGTAACTGCTTCATCAGTTCCACCAAAATTAACCTTCCATCTATCAACAGAACCATAACCACTTGTGGTTGATGAAGTTCCTCTTTGAGCAACAACCATCGAACCATTAATTATTAAATTTTTACTAACACCAAGTTTATCAGAAAGTACAGGAGCAAAATTTGAAGTTTTAACGTTAGTACTTAGTCTGTCAGAACTAACAACATTAAGTGCCATTATTAATCCTCCTTAAGTCTGTTCTAAGTAGCTTACGGAAGCATCAACAGCAGAAGCTGTCCCACAACGTATTCGTAATTTATCATTTGATTCCATAATTATTTTTGATCCGCTAATAACTTCAAGAGATGAGCCAGCTGGAACTGGAGCATTTCTAATTAAATAAACATCATCTCCTGTAGTTTCTAAATAAACATCTACATCTGCACTTGTTCCTGTTTTATTTGATAATAAAACACTAAGAAGAACGCAAGTAGCTGAACCTCCTGCTGTAACTACAACTGCTGTTGCATCAGTTATGACTGCAGTAACAAGACTAGATTTTGTATCGACTTTGAATGTATTGGCCATATCAGCTTAGAGCGAGAATAAGAGCGATTTGATCTTGGAAATCAGTGGACGTTGCAGATAATGTTCCATTAACAATAACGTTCCCATGAAAGGTTGAAGAGCCTACTGAATCTATTGTAAGCCTAGCAACTCCTCCAGTTACTAACCCTATATTGTCTGCTCCTGTACTATAAATTCCTGTATTGTGATCATTGGCAAATTTCAGTGCACAACTAGTTAATGATCCAATTGAAAACTCACTATTAGTTCCATCTGTTTTTAATAAGGAAGTTCCCCCTGTTATTGCTCCGTCATGAACACGTAAAGTATTTTTATCTGTATCAACAGTGACTTCTCCAATTGCACCTTTGAATGCATTGTTCTGACCTGTGGTGCCGCGTCTAAATTGTACTTGGGTTGCCATAAATCTATCCTAATGCAACTGCTATTGCGGTTGCAAAGCTTTCTGTTGCAAACGCAGTGGGCATATTAATTGTAACCTTACTACCTGTCGCAGCTGTTGTTATATTTGTTCCCCCTTCAATATTTAAAACTTCTGAATTTAAATCAATTGCAATTGTTCCTGAGTCACCTGTAATATCTAAATCTTCTGCTGATATTTGAGAATTAACATAAGCCTGGGTTGCTATTGTTCCATCTGCATCTGGAATAGTCATAGTACGAGTTGTACTAGTTGCAATTCCTGAACATTCAAAAGCTAACTGTTTAGTTGCATCAGAATTATCTCGAACTCTAAATCCATCATCATCGGTAACTACTGCTGCTGAAGTAATGGAAGTCACTCCTGCAATGGATGCGGCAGTTGCACCAAGAGCAACAGCTGTTGATCCTATTGTTACTGAACTATTCGCAAGATTACTATTAGCAATAGAAGTAGCTGTAGATAATACAGTTCCTGTTTCAGCTGGAAGAGTAAGTGTTACGTCTGCAGTAGCAGGAGCACCAAGTAAAGTTACTGTATTTGTTCCATTATCTGTTCCTTCTTTAAATAAAATCTTACCTGCAACTGTGGCAGAAGTAGCTTTTAAAACAGGAGCATCTAAGACTCCTGAATTGATTGCTGGTGAAGTTAAAGTTTTATTTGTAAGTGTTTCTGAACCAGCTATTGTCGCAAAATTATCATCTGTTAGGGCAGTATTAAATTGAGCTGTCGTGCCTGTAACTGTATTACTGCCTAAAGCAATACTTTTATTTGAAAATGTAACTGTATTAGAAGCTGTTACTGGATAAGAAATATCGCTTGTAAGTGCAACAGTTCCAGTTGCGTTAGGTAAAGTAATTGTACGGTCTGCTGTTGGATCTGTAACAGTTAATGTTGTTTCAAAATCATTGGCAGTAGAACCTTCAAAAAGTATATTTCCACTTGCAATTGAAATTGCATTTGCTGCGTCTGCAACTCCAGAAACAAGAGTAGTTGATGATAAAGAAGTTAAACCTGCAATTGTGGAACCTGTAGCGCCTAAAGCAATTGCAGTGCTTCCAATTGTTATATCATCATTCGCTAATTGCCCATTAGGAATTGCACTAGTTCCTATTTCTCCAGATGAATAAGTTAATCCTGAGCCAGATGCAACACTAATGTGTGCTCTTACTTCAGCTGCAGAAGGACCTGTATATGTAATTACCCCTGTTGTACTGTTATATGCAAGACTTCCGTCTCCTCCACTATCTGTGACAGAAACTGCAGCTCTGGAACGAGCAGTTGTGTGATAAAGATTAGTACCTTCACTTAAATCACTTGTACTATTTCCAGTAAAATTTAATTTATCAGAAGAAGTATTTAATTCCTGGAATAAACCAGAAACGATTATAAGTGGATTCCTTACTGCCATGTTTTAATCCGTTCTTCTGGAGTCCGTTATCAATAAAGAACTACTCATTGTTTCTATATTACGATGACTGTTTTTTAACTCAGTAAAATTGGAGGTTCTAGTTTGATAATTAGTTCTGTTGTCCCTGCTGCTTCACCAATTCTTGTTAAATAATGAGATGAAGTTGTTGGTGCTGTTTTAGTAATTGCTCCAGCAGAACTATTAGAAAGGTAATATTCATCTCCTTCATCTAAACCAGAAGTAGCAAGTAGACCTCTAACTATTACATTCACTGATTGACCAGTACTTTTAGTAGTTTGAGCAAAACCTGCAACAAGAGCTTTATCTGCAGTGTCATTAGCAATTGCTTTTCCTACTTTTCCATCACTTGAACGACAATAAAGTGCTTGACCTTGTACTATATTTTCAAATGCTATACATTGATAACCAATAACAGAATAAGTCTGTTGATTAGCCATTGTTTCTTTTAGGTCTCTTAATGCCCCAAGAAGACCAACATCATTAGATGCATAAGGTTCGTTATCTAGAACTCCAGGATTAGGCATTAGACTAAAAGAATTGGAGGTTCAATTTGAACTGAGAAATCAGTAGTAGTAGCTGCTTCTCCTAAACGAGTTACAGCTTGTCCTGATCCAGTAGGAGCTGTTGTTGTAATAGAACCTGCAGAAGAAGGAGATAAATAATACAAATCACCAGCATCTAATCCAGTCATAGTTTTAATTCCTACAACAATAACTTTCACAGTTTCTCCAGAACCTTTATCAGAATCTGCAAAACCTACAACATTAGCTGCCTCAGAACTTCCACTTGCTGCAGTTGCTTTTCCTACTTGTCCATCAGCACTTCGCATATATAAAGCATCTTTATTACTTACAGCTTCAAAAGTAGTTGCATCAAAACCTACACGAATAGGTGAGAAAGTAGGAAAACCTTCTTTTAGATCTATAACTGCGTCAACTAATCCTCTATAATTTGATGCATAAGGAGAACGAGTCATTGTAAAACCGTTTGCAGTCAATAAATCTACAAGAACAGTTATTGCACCTTCCAAATTTGGCTCATATGATGCCATATAGTATCCAATACTTATTGTTTATTCTAAGTTGTTAAATCCTTTAGAATGAAAGAATGACTCCAGAAGTAATCGCTATTGCTATTACAAGTGCAGTGGCAGCTTTTGCTGGTGTTGTTAAATCTTTAAATGGATTTAACGACAAACTTCAAAGAAGATTTGATAAACTACAAAATGAAATCAACCGAGTTGAAGATGACATGCTTCGAGATTATGTTATGAAACAAGATTTAATTCGTGAAATGAATAGTGTTAATCAAAAATTAGACAAGATTTGGGAGTTTTTAAATGCATATCTAATCTCCCAAAAATCTAGGCGATAGCAACCCAAGAAGAAGTAGTTGTTCTATAAATATATAAAGTTGTATTGGATTCGGTGTAATGAAGCTGTCCATTAACAGGATTAGATGGATAACTACCAGCGCTTGCGGTAATAGAAGCTACTGCTTTAGGTAATTTCCAACTAGTCCCATCATGTATTTTTAAAATATGTGTACTAGCTGTATCAAGCCATTGTTCTCCTTTTGAAAAACTAGCAAACCCACTAGGAGCGTTGTTAGGTTGTGTTGTTCCTATATGCACAGGTCCTACTTTAATTAAACCTGTAGTAGGAGAAGCAGTGCTATCGGCAAAATATAAGCCAGGATCTCCTGGATTTTGATTAACACAAAGTTCTCCAGCACCAATTCTTGTTGGTACAGGTCTATCATTCAAAAGAGAGGATCTTCTACTAAGAATTTGGATAGTCATGATTAAGTATTGATATAG